CATTTTGTCTTATCACCTTCATCAATTCTGGAAGGTTGGCACTATGATACGTTGCTAGGTTAGTCATTTTTAGCTCCTTGTTAAGCGAGTTTGTGTTTTGTGAACCCCGAAGGCATTCAACTATATTTATAACACATATCTTATTTTGGAGCGTCGGTTAACTCTATAATCTTAGTTCGGGTTTCCTTCCAATCTTTAACGTGGTACTTATGACCACCCATCTTCTTTACTGCTTCCCCTAAACTATAATCATTCCCAGTAGTCTCCATTCTATCCCCAAAGAAATGTATCTCATCATCTTTTGAGAAATCTCTTAATATTTGACCTTTATCAGCACCTTTAGGACCAATATCAATACCAGTCTGTCCACCAAGTGCTACAGTTAAATCTGGAAAGTTATATAAAAGTCTTCTGGCAATATACTCCCTTTCACCATGTATTACATCCCAACTCATATATTCCTTCCTACCTAACATTGGATCTTTATCTCTACCCAAAATACTAAAGTTAACTCCACCTGGTCTTTTCTCAATATGATTTCCATTACGTAAAGGAAAATCACTGAATACCAACTCATCCTTCAGATGCATCTCTACATCTTTAGGTAACTTCCAATCATCTCTATAGACATTCACACCCTTTTCATAAGCATCACTACCAGAACAGTTATATACCCGTTTAGCAGTATGACATATATCCGATCCCAGTTGCTCTACTGTCTTCTGCCTGTCACTACCAGTAACAAGATAAACATCATGTTCACGACAGAATGTAAGAAAAGGTGCCCAAAATTCATGGACAATCTTTTCCCTACTAGGTGTCAAAGTCCCATCAACATCAAAAATAAATTTTTTCATTCAATAATCAAATTCATCCAATATATCTAGTGCGTTGTTTAATGCCTGTTGTGCTGCCCACCTTTCTTTACTATCCCAATCAGGATACCATACCCTATCATCAATCCCCTTCTTAATCCTATTAAGACGGGATTCCATATCAGTTTTCTTAAGTCTTCCGTTCATATATGTCCTATACAATTTATCGGGCCAAGAACAAGTTAATGGGCAAGCTGATACTGTCATTCTCTTTACCAATTATTATAGCAATATTTATTTTACATGTCTAGGTTTTCTTCCTGTTCTGTTAGGAGAGTCACACTATCTGATGTTGGTGTTGCAACACAAGTAAGAGCAAATCCTGCTTCAATTTGATCATCATCTAAAAAGAATTGATCTTCCTGATTCAATGTTCCTTCTAAAACTTTCATACAGCATGAAGAGCAAGAACCTGCACGACATGATGAAGGATGGTCCAAACCTGCTTCCTCAAGGGCATCTAAGATAGTAGTATCCGCATCACACTCAAAGGTATTGACTTCCCCTTCAGGTGTCTTAATAGTAATAGTCGCCATTAGATTTAATACAATTCAATGTATTTATTGGCTTTCTTCTGGTTTTTTCTTCTTCCCAATATTATATTTTGTTTCCAGGATCCATTCACCCTTTTCCTTATAGGCCAATACTTTAATCTGATTTAATGGTGCAATGTCAGTAACACCATCTGGATTAATGATACTAATCAATCCCCAATCAGAAAGTAATTGAATAATTCTATTTCTTCTTTGAACATCATTCACAGTAAGATTAGCATGTTTGCCATCTAATGCAAATAATTCTTTAAAGTGAACAATAAAATACCTTCCTTGCTTATGCAAGATGTGACATGATTGATATATCTTCTTTTCCTTTCGGGATGCTACCCCAATTCTTGTGAGAGTTTCTCGTACTTTTAGAAAGTCATCAGGTTCATTTAATGTGACTTCAATCATTTGGTCAGCAGACCATTTGACCTCGGGCTCGGCAATCATTTTGTTCCTCCAGTTTCAAATTTAGATTTTATAAAATTAAGTTGTTCTTTGGTTAGGATTCTTAGAGCCTGCTTTGCCTTTTCGTTACTATAATCATAATAACGTTTCACCAAGTCAAGATCTTTAATCGCATCTTTGCGGAGCCACGGAGAGAATCTCTTGCGCTTCCTCACACTATTTAGATAAAACGAATATTGCATATCACTATCCAAATGAGCATTAAGATTCATCTCATTTGCAAACAAAACTGTATCCAAATGTCCCGACATACAACGGTTAACAATGTATGCTGGATACTTTGCATCTGGATCTTCTTTGTAAAGATTCTTTTTATTTTGGTTGATTGAGTTCAACCAGTCTTTCAATTCAGTCATGATTTAGGTAGTTGGCGATTAAAGTTCCAGTAATCAAATTTTTGCCAGAGATAATATATTCCTATTAAAGTTCTCTTGACAAACTCCTCAAAAAATATGAGCGATAGTAATATTATCTTTTCTCCAGTCATCGTATAATCTGAATATCATCATCCTCTGTCCAGAGTTCGACCTTATCTCTGAACCTATCCTCTGCTTTCAACTTATCATATCTCTTACCTGCTTTCTTCTTCCACCACTTGATAATATTCTCAAGATAAAATTTATCCCAATTCTGACCACGAATCAATGTATCCTGTTCACCAAGAAGAACTTCTCTAACATTTGAATAACCATAATCAGATGTATATGATCTTTTTCTTTGAGTAAGTCCAAATGCCATCTTAATAACTCTATTGAATTCTTCAAGTTTCTCTTGATCCTCTAAAGAATTTCTAATAAGAGATATCATCTTTGTCTGTCTCTTCATCTTCTTAGATGAAGCTCTATTCTCAGTTAGTGGTTGTCCATCATTTAAATGAGTGAAGTGATCATGCAATTCATGAAATGCATCAGCATGGAGTAATGGTAAGAATTTACTATCAGTTAAACCTTTATATCTTATGAATGGTTTCAGTCCATCATACTGTGATGCAGATGTAGTAGAACCATATAAGGAAGTAGTTTCAAACCAACCAATCTCCTTTTCAAATACTTCATTCAAAGTTTCTCTAGCAAAGTGAGATACGCACATCAATGCAAGTAACTTACCACCCAAAAAGTTATATCCAAACGGTTGAGATGGGACAATAGCAAATCCCATACAAGCATGACGATTGAAAACTGAAAGATTGGGCGGTTTACCCAACCATTCATTTCTTGGTTTTGAGTTGATGGTCGGTGAACCGAACCGTATAAACCCTACAATTTTCTTACAGTTCTTCTCATATACTATCCAACGCAATTCTCTACCAGGAATATTCTTTTCAATAATTGCAGAAGAAGTTGCAGTCAAAAGTTCATGATAATAATCTTGAGGGACACCATTCTGAAAACGTTCTCCAACAAACTTTACCTCAAACTCCATATCTTGTGGATGGATATCTTCATTAAAAAACTCTCCTCTCAATGAATAATCTTCATCAAAAGCAGATAGGTTATTTACCTTTCCAATAACCTCCTTTTTGGCATATCGAAGATAATCTTCAATCGAAGTTAAATTTTTAAAGTACGCAATGAATCGATCTGCAGCCCACAATGCATCTTCATTCGATACTTTGTCAATTACTTTCATTGATCAAATCCAACTTCCTCAGTTTCTTCCAGTTTGTATTCCCAATCTTCTATCACAGTATTAGCAAGCATCCTATCAGACAGAAGATCCATCTCTTCTCTTGCTATCTCTTCAGTCTCTGCATCAAACCAAAAATCAATTACCTTACCAATCCTCAGTAAATGAGGTTCTAGTCTAGGAGCAATCCTTTTAGTATTTTGCCTGACTGCATTACCAGCAGCATCCGATACAGATCTTCTCAAACGTACATGAACAAGTGCTTTGAATCTCATTTGAAGTTACACTCCATAATAGCATTTTTTACTTTTAAATCTATCTCGGTTTCTATAAGAATTTTCATTTGTTCTTTTCTTGCTTCTTCAAAAACAGCAGAAGCTTCTTCTATTGTATCATAATATCCAAGTCCTGTCCTCTTACCAGTTTTAATAGGAGTAATTTGAGCACGATATGGTTTTGGACTTTTACCTTTTTTCCAACCATTATTCCAACTAACTCCTCTTGGTAAATCTCCGTAGTCAAGATGAGGTTTAAACCATCCATTAACAATAGGTCGAACCATTAAACAAGTATCAGGACCATACACTCTATTACCAGTAATTAGAATATCCTTATCAACTTCTTTGTTTTCATAATCATCCCATTGCTCAATCCATTCTTTAAATGCAGATAATTTAATCCATCTTGGATCTAATGTACATCCTGAATAAGACATATGTTCTTTTAACCATTTTGGATCATTATTGTCACATCTTCTAATAATTCCAGTCCACTTCCTCCATATTCTACTAGAAGTAAATTCAGGAATCATTATATCGTTAATACCAACTCCATAAATTAATTGTCGAAGTTCTGGTCTAGGTCCATACTTACCTATAGGAGTGTTCTCTGGAATAATATAATCTTCACGATCTTTATAAACTGTTACCCATTTTCCATTTATCTTTTTTTGAGTTATTCCACTATTCCCTATAGGTCTATACCTAACTGTTCCTTCTGGAAGTTTATTTTTTGGATTTGTCATTTGAAGTTACACTCCACCATTATTTCCGTAAGTGCTGCGAGTAAGTTTATTTCTTGATCTGCTACGAAGGCAGCTTGGTATTGATACTTAGATACAATAAGGACAGCAGCAGCAACACTAGGACCATCCAAAACTTCGTAAAGAGCATCATAAACACGCCTAAGAAGTACAGTAGAATCATTGTCCAGATTACTGTTGACCCACTTACGTACTTCAGGAAAGTCTTTCGTCTTAAGATTCTTAATAACATCATTTACATTAATATCAGCAAAACTTGCAAGTATACCACTATCTATTTTACCACCAACAGAGTATCTCTGGCACTCATTTAAAACTCTTCTCCAGTCTGGAAAATGTTTGTTAATCAACTCTGCAATAACTTTCTTATCTGCTTCTATTCTTTCTTGTTCCAGAATTGAGTTAAGACGCTTGAAAAAGCATGTTGCAATTTCTGCTTTTTGCTTTCCTTTAATTGAGAAATCGATGACAGCACATCGGCTGTGGAGGGGTTCAATGATTTTGTTCTTGTAATTGCAGGTAAAAATGAATCTGCAGTTTCTGGAGAACTCCTCAATACTCGCTCTAAGAAGGAGT